CATGTACACACAGAACCTTTAATAATTCTTTATATTATAACTGTGTGCATTCCGTAGATCACCAAAGAGTGATTTACCAAAAATAAATGGGGTAGAGAGCTTTATCTCGCTTCTCCACCATTAGATCCTCGTTTGTCAAGGGAACATAATTTTCTAATTTAATCATAGACTCCCTTTTGGTTGAGCTAACCCAACCCTTTGACAACATATCTGCCCTGTGCCAAATTTCTTTGTTCCGTGCTAGCGCAATCCCTATGGCTTTAAAGTCATCTTGTAATTCAGAATTTAAAAATTCGTCATCTACAAGAAGGGATTCGATACACATGGCTTCATATAATTTTTCATTTTCCCCAGCGAGATCTACAAGATCAGCCGGGCAGCCAGTATCCAAAAGCGCGCAAGCACAGTCCCCAAGTCCGAGATTATCAATTTTATCTTGTACTAACTCGTGCGTCAATATTCTTGACGCCCGGCTTAGACGGACGGGACGGAACCTATTTATATTATGAAGAACAACACTAGCTAACTTACGGTCACGTATGGATAATTCATTAAAATGATCGACCATACCAAGGCCTCCTAAAAATTCAGGGATAAACCAAGGTATTCCTGTAGCATGTTCTTCCAAAAAGGGCCTCCACTTCGCCATAAACTGGCGGTGGACAGAATCTTTTAAGTAGTCGGGACACCGATCGAGTAAATCTCGATGACAGGTTCCTATGTTTGATAAAACGCGAAGCTTCTCGCTTGCGATCTGCTTACTACTCAGGTTCGAATCCAAAGTCTTCTTATTACGACCATGAATCAAACCATAATTTACATATGGTTGTAATTGATAACGTATTTCATCTCTACAATTATAATTAAATCTGGCAGAGTTGATAACAACAAATGCCTTAGAGAAATACGTTTTTCCTTGACTTTCTAAAAGCCCTCCCACACGGGTAACAGCTCTCCAGATGTCTCTAAGACACCTGGGACCCCTAAAGGCGCAATCGTCACCATTGATCATAAGCGGAATATAACATTCACAATCATTACGATCGACGATATCAAACCTTTGGTCTGATGCGAGCTCCATTGCCCATCTACACATAGCTGCATTGGCTAGGCAAAGGATCGGGAAACTAGTAATAGATCCCATTAATTGACCCTCAGCCTGAGGTATTCCAGAAATAAAATTATCGGAATTCATCCTCGCCTCTTCAACATCCTCCCTCCTCACAAAAATGTGTTCGGTTAAACTCCTTTGAAAGAGTTCCCGCAAGGAGGGGGATATCGGAAATTGTTCGCTTAGAACATTACAGATTTCGTCTACTAAAGTTTCCGAAACCCAGCTGTGTAAATTATCGGTTGATGCTTGATAGTCACCAGAGGTGAACTCTTCATCATCTTCCTGTGAGAGAGACCTAAGAGTCTTCTCCATATATTCGGCCGAAACCGGTTCTCCAATAAGTTTAAAAATATTAAATTTCTTTAAAGTCTTCCAAAGGAAGACCTGGAGCGGCTTCAACACGGTGTAAGTCAGGGGCGGTCCTTTAGTAATAATTCTAATTTTAAGGAACTCAGCCAACCCAACTGGAGTAGCATAAGGCTTCTCTTTTAAGGCGTCCTGGTACATCTTCCAGTATAATGCCTTCCATCCATCCTCTAAACGAGAGATGTCAACACCATGGCCACTAATAAC